TGAAAGGCATGAGCCGTGGTGGCAATGGAGTAAGGAATGCCAACGGTGGTGCTAAAGTACGTAAAATGAATAGAGGCGGTTGCGCAGTTAAAATGGGCAATGGCGGATACGCAAGAAAATAAATAAAGTCTGCTGGGAAATAGAACATGGCTGTTTCAGGATCAACAGATTTTGAGTTAGATGTCACCGAATATATTGAGGAGGCGTTTGAACGTTGCGGTAAAGAAGTCCGCACAGGGTTTGATATTCGAACAGCCAAACGTTCTCTTAATCTTTTGTTTGCGGATTGGGCTAACCGTGGTTTAAATCAATGGACTATTGTACAAACCACTGTTAATTGCGTTCAGGGCCAGGGTGAATATCCGCTTAACGCGGACACCATAGACATATTATCTGTAGTGGTGCGACGCGATAACCAAGATTACGGAATTCAACGTTTAAGCCGTGACACCTTTCTTAATATCCCTAATAAGACGCAACAATCTAGGTCCTCTCAGTGGTTTCTAGATAGGCTTATTACGCCTATTTTAAAAGTGTGGCCTGTTCCAATTAACAGTACAGATCAACTTATTTTTAACAGGTTGGTCCGTATTGATGATGCGGACAGTCCTACAAATACTATACAAATACCGTTTCGCTTCTACCCTGCATTAGCGGCTGGATTAGCTTATTACATAGCTATAAAGAAAGCTCCGGACCGTATTCAATTATTAAAGACATTGTATGAAGAAGAAATGCAACGAGCCATAGACGAAGATCGGGATAGGGCTTCGTTTAACGTAGTTCCAAGCATGGCTTATTCTAGGAATCTTTGATGGGTAAGTTTGCTGTAGGTAAAAACGCTTGGGGAATTTCTGATCGGTCGGGCTTTGCCTACCGACTTAACGACATGCGCAAAGAATGGACCGGCAGCCTGGTTGGAAGAGAAGAATACGAATCAAAGCAACCGCAGCTAAATCCTTTTAGAAAGGTGGTAGATCCACAAGCTTTGCGTAACGCTAGACCGGACCGAGTTGAGCCTACTATGGTTTATGTAGGTGTACCTTTAGTTTGGGCGCCTGAGATAGCCCCTGTTACAGCGTTTGGGCAAGTTGGAAACGTCACGGTGACAACAAACGTCCCTGCTCCGGGTCCTGTAAATGTAAATGTTTCAGGCGTAGGAGCCACGACTGTTGTAGGATCAGTCACGGCGTCGGGTTCTGTAAATGTAAATGTAAATGTTTCAGGCGTAGGAACCACGACTGTTGTAGGATCAGTCACACAGTTTTCCAATTTTGTTATAACGGTGGCAAATCCCGGAGCAGGGAACAGATATTATATAGGTGGTGTATTGCAGGCTACGATAACTTTAAACGAAGGTAATACATACAGGTTAGATCAAAATAACGGCAGCAATAGCAGCCACCCGTTGAGGTTTTCTACAACGTCTGACGGAACTCACGGAGGAGGTAGTGAGTACACTACTGGGGTAACTACTAGCGGAACACCGGGCAGTGCTGGAGCGTACACGCAGATAATTGTGGCAAGCGGAGCACCTACTTTATATTATTACTGCACAAACCACTCCGGAATGGGTGGTCAGGCTAATACGCCCTAAAGCATAACGTTAGGATGATTTTATGAGTTTTACGTATGACGAGCTTAAAACAGCGATAAAAGATTATACGCAGAACCAGGAAACTAGTTTTGTAAACAATCTTGCGTTGTTTATTCGTGTAGCCGAAGAGCGCATATTAAAGAACGTTCAACTTACGTTATTTAGAAAAAACGCAACGGCAGCAATGACCGTAAATAACCAGTATTTAGCGGCCCCTAGTGATTTTTTAGCCCCGTTTTCGTTATCTTTTACAGATGCAGCTAACGATAAATACTTCCTTGAATACAAGGATGTTAATTTTATACAAGAGTTTAATCCGGACTCTACTACGGTAGGGGCTCCCAGGTATTATGCTTTTTTTGACATAAGTAATTTTATCATAGGACCTACTCCAGATGGGTCATATGCAGTAGAACTGCACTACTTTTACCGACCCGTAAGTTTAACTAAGGGGGCCGGTACGGGTACTACGTGGTTAAGTACAAATGCAGAAGTAGCTTTGTTGTATGGGTGTTTAATTGAAGCTTACACTTATATGAAAGGTGACGCCGATGTTATGCAGGAATACGAGAAACGTTTTACGGAAGCAATCGTATCCCTTAAAAACTTTGGTGAAGCAAAAGAAGTTACGGATGCGTATAGAACCGGCCTTATCATAAGAGATAAAGCTTAATTGACTTACATTATTAGAAAGATATAGGAGACGCCTTTATGGCTATTTCACAAGCTATGGCTACATCGTTCAAAGTTCAAATCCTTGGCGGAGACTTTGATTTTAGTTCAGGTACATCGCAAGCGTTTTATATTGCGCTATACACTAGTTCCGCTACATTAGGGGCAACTACAACTGCGTATAGTTCGTCTAATGAAGTTTCAGGGACAGGTTATGTAGCGGGCGGAAAAGTAGTTGCAATAAGTACAAATGCAACTTCTACCGGAACAACCGCATGGCTAGATTTAGCCAACGTTACCTGGGGAACTTCCACAATTACGGCCAGAGGATGCCTTATTTATCTAAATAACTCAGGCACTAACCCTGCTATCGCTGTTTTGGACTTCGGGGCTGATAAAACTTCTACTGCGGGAGATTTTACAATTGTTATGCCTGCGGCGGACTCGAGCAACGCGATCATTCGGATTGCCTAGTAAGTGGCTGGCGGTTGGGGTCGTAACACTTGGAGTTCAGGCTCTTGGGGTGAAGGCGTTGATGCAACCGTTCGATTGGGCGGGTGGGGCCGTGCTGCGTGGGGCAGAGGAGGCTGGGGGGAATCCCTAGGTCTTGAAGCTACGGGTCAAGTTGGCTCAGTAACAATTATAGCTGAAACAAACGGCTTCGTAAGTGGTGTCTTTGCAACAGCAGTACTTGGTAGCGTAGCTGTAAGTGGTGATGCTGGTAACGTAGCAGTATTAGGAAACGCGGCAACTGGAGTTGTAGGTTCGGTAACTGTAACGGCAGCGGCCACAGCGGTTGTAACAGGGGTTGTAGGAACCACTGCTCTAGGTAACGCTAACGTACAACAAGGTACCGGCGTTAACCTGGCAGGCGTTGTAGGCACTTCTCAACTAGGTGTTGTAACCGTAACAGGTACTTCGGTTGTCTCTCCCGCAGGATTATCCGCTAACTCTGCGCTTGGTAATGTAACGGTACTGCTAGAACAAAATGTTAATGTAACAGGCGTCCAAGCAACGGGCGTTTTAGGACAGAGCACGCAAATAATATCGGTTTTAGTCCCAGTAACCGGAGTTAGTGGCCTTGGAGAAGTAGGCAGTGTCACAGTTTGGAGCAGATTAATACCTAATCAAAGCACTATATGGACGGAGATTGCAGCATGAAAACTGTAAATGAAGCAAAAATAATTAATGGGGTTATTGACCCTAAGCATGAAGTGCAAGTTTTGTGTGACAACTGCGGCTACGATCTTGACGAATCTGAGGTTAACGCTGATACTTGTTCAGATTGCGGCGAAACTTTAAATTTACGACAGAATACAACAATTTACGCTACTACTTTACCTGCTGCCTCGGGCAGTACCTTAGTATAAGTACTGGAGAAACCAAATGGCCACTTATGTAAATAATTTACGGTTAAAAGAAATCACCACAGGTGATGAAGACGGGACCTGGGGAACCAGCACCAACACTAACCTGGAGCTAATTACGGACGGGTTTAGCTACGGCACGAAGCAGATGGCGGCTGATTCCAATGAAACTTTCACTATGCCTAATGCTACGGCAGATGCCACTCGTGGGTTTTACTTAAAGATTACCTCGGCGGGTTCTCTAACAGGTACTCGTGAGGTAACGCTTGGACCTAACACTGTCTCTAAAGTGTGGATGATTGAGAACGCTACTACCGGCGGTCAGTCTATTACCATCAAGCAAGGGTCTGGGGCAGGTATTACTATTCCCACCACGCAAAAAACTATGGTTATTACTGACGGTGCGGGTGCAGGCGCTGCGGTAATTAACGCTAACCCATCAGGTGCAGTTGGTTCAGTTACTAGTGTAAGCGGTACAGGCACAGTTAACGGGATTAGTCTTTCAGGTACGGTCACCTCATCAGGCAGTCTCACATTAGGTGGCGCTTTATCTGGCGTTAACTTAGCTTCTCAAGTTACAGGAACTCTTCCAGTAGCTAACGGTGGTACGGGGCAGACTGCGCTAACGGCTAATAACGTAATCTTAGGCAATGGCACATCAGCGGTTCAAGTGGTTGCTCCCGGTACTAGTGGCAACGTATTAAAGTCTAACGGAAGCTCCTGGGCTTCAGCGGCAGAGGCAGCGGGTTATCCGGCTCCTTCTTTAATATCAGGAAGTGCCACTGTTGCTTCAGCAACTTTTCAAGTAGCCACAGCAGGGGGGATTACAATTACTCTACCCGCATCTCCAAGTGCAGGCGATTATGTAGTGGTCAAAGACGGTACAGGCGCAGCGGCTACCACTACTTTCACGGTAGCTCGAAATGGCTCAAACATAGCCAGTTCAGCAACAGACCTAACCTTTGACAAGAACTTTGCTGAAATCGTTATGACCTACATCAATGGCACGATTGGCTGGAGTGTATAAATGTCTAATTTGTCGGAATTGCTGCCGACAGGCGGTGGACAGAATGCTGTAGATTTCGTAGCTACTGGAAATTTGGCTAGTGGACAGACGGTTGCTTTGAAGACTGATGGGACGGTTGAAGCTGTTGCGGAGACTTCTCCATCTTTAGATTCATTTCAAGGAGTATTTGGGCTAAGTCTCTCAGCATCATACAGTCTTTCATCTGTGTATGTGCCTACACAAGATAGAACCTACTTTTTCTGGAGTGATGGTTCTAATATGTATAACTCATCTGGAACTTATAACGGCACAAGTTGGTCTTTTTCTGCTGTTTCATCAGCTATGTTTTCCGCTAAAAGAAATTGGGCTGTAAATGTTTTTTACGACTCTTCACTAGATAAAGCCGTTATTGTTTATGAGCTTACTGGTGGGTATATAGGTAGGACTGCTACAGCAAGAGTTTTAACATTTAGCGGTTCTACTGTAAGTTTTGGCTCTGCGGCTGAGATTAATTATTACGGAATTCAACCAGATATAACCGGAGACAATAATGGCGTATTTGCTGCGTCTTACACCTATTATGTAGGAAATAGTTTTGGCGTTAGGCAAATAACTATTAGTGGAACGTCCATCGT